CCTATGCGCTGGTGGCATTGGTCGCATTGACGAAGAAAAAAGCGCTTTCGGCCAAACTGCCTTACGTGATTTAGTTGCACAAAATTATTGGTTATATTTTGCGCCAAATTACACTGGATTTCTACAAAATAGTCACGTGAGGCCAGCGTTGAATGGTCTCACCGTCTCTGACCCAACCACCCTTGGATCCTCTAATGCCAATCCTTATTTAGTAAGGTCTTCTTCCAATGGCACTTCAGAAGGATTTAGCCATTGTTATTCTCCTTCTACGGCTAATGTTTTTGGCATTTATGGCGCAGTGCCTATTAATGTGCAAATTCGCATTAGGAATGCTGCGGGCAATTTTGAAAATGCAATTAATGGCGTGCAAATGTCAGTGGCTGGACAAAATGGCTACACGGCTCGCCAGACCATTCCAATCAATACTGATGTTGTCGTCCAATTGTTGCAAGCTTCTAGCGCGGATGAGGGGCTTGCTCCGGAAGAGGCAAAAGATTCCAGGCGAGTATTGGTGTCAGTGTTTGACAATTCCGGCGTGTTTAAATTTGGCTCAACCAAATTGAAGGCTATTTCAGCCAATCGTGGAGATATTGTCGATGCGGGAATGGTTGTTAATTTAAAAGCAATTGAACAGGGGCGGGCGCATTCTGTTAACTATGGAACAGACATGGCAGAAGGCGTAGATTTTGCCAATGCCATTGCTGACACGCCAACAGGGCAAAAGCGAAGAGATTGGGAAGCAGCAAGAAGTGTGACAAACAGCTTATTAAGTCAAGATGCGCGTCCTGAAATTAACAGCGCACAGTCACTGTTAAATGATGGGCGCATTTATAGCTATGGCATCACAGGATATAGCACACGTCGAGAAAGGCAACTGCGGCCACAGCGCGGTATATGGCTGGGGTGGTACGACGTAACCGTCACAGTTCCTAATTATGGTTATATTTTCCAAAGAAATATAACAAGCGAAGAAAGAAACGCTTTGCAGTCTTATATTTCTCTTAATCCCATTGTTGGAGACGAAGCACTTGCCGGTATACAAGCAGATTTGTTTTATACCAAAGCGCTTGTTCGCATTGAAGAGGCTTCTTATGAAACAATTTCGCCTTGCAACCTTGTTGATTTTTCTTTAAAAGCTCGCGTATTTAAGCGAATTAATGGGCGCCAAGAAGAATATGGCTCTAGCAGGGTTGGCAGTGGCTATCGAAGCGCTGATAACGGCTTGAAATATCGCTCAATGATGTTCTTGATTAAAGTTAAAAGAGCACAGGATTCTTCGTATACCACTGCTCCCGCAATTTTCGTTGTCCGCCGTAGTGCTGATATTGAAAACTATGTTTATTTGCGCTTTAGGAGCGGCACTTCTGGAGCGGCTAACGCACAACAATGGCAATTTAAATTTGAGCCTGTTTACGACATTTCCTCTGAAATTGTCTCCAAGCCCCAATTAGTAAACAGCGATGGCGAAACCATTTATTGCTATTTGGAAAATACGGGAAATGAAGCAAGTCTTTCGTTAGGAAGTAATGTATATCCTGGGGCATTTTTTGATTTCATTGGAACAGCACGTAGTTCGGGGCTGTTTCCAGCGGTTAATGAACAACCTGCTGGCCTGAATGAATGGGACGTGTTTAGCAATACATCTGATTCGCAAATTCAGTTTTCATTTGACAATGGCCCAGAAATGTCATTGGCGGCAGTCACTGAACAAATCATTGATCCATATAGCAATTATTCCGGGCTTTATGACAATATTTCCCTGATTGGTCTGAATATGTATTCAGGCAAGAGCGTACAAGACTTGCGCTCTTTTAGCGTGTTTGCCGAGCAAGGACGCTTGTCGCGCCTTCTCCGCACTTCAGGCACTGTTGGTGGCATTGGATGGGGACAGCCAGGCTTCCAATATTTGCCTGACGCAGCCAATGGCTATGCCAATACTGCTCCAGATATTTTTGTTGACACTGTTTTAGACGTGCAAGATGGTATTGGTCGCCATGCCTCCATCCATTCCATAGATCTTGAACAATTAGCCAAGAGCAAGAAATTCTGCGAAACCAATTCATTGTTTATGGACGGCATTATTGCTGAGCCATCTTCATGGAGGCAATTTTGGGCACAATTTGCAGCTTTTAGTTTGTTGGAACTTGCCAAGGTTGGAGGACAGGATGTTTTGATTCCGGCTGTGCCGTATGTGTCCACCACTGGTGCTATCACTCGCACTATTCCCATCACTGCATTGTTTAACCAAGGAAATATTATCGAGGAGTCTTATAAAGAAGAATTTATTGATTACGGCGAAAACACGCAAGACATGATTGTGACAGTCATCTATCGCAAAACTGATAACACTGGAGTGTTCAATGTAAATACAAGCGTGGATGTACAGCTTGCTGACACTGTGGAAGAAAGCGCTGCTCGCAAAACAATTGACGCTTCTGCTTTTGTCACCCGCAGAGATCAGGCCATTAAGCTTGGAAAGTTTTTATGCAACAGCAAGCGCTATTCGCAGAGAGCTTGTGAATTTAAAACATTCCCCACTGATAGCCCAGTGTTTCCTGGGGCTTATGTCTATGTGGAACTGGCGCATAACCAGTGGGATGGCATCTATACGGGCATCATTGAAGATGGTGGTTTTTTGAACATGCCCATTACTGCTTCCATCCCCAACGGCTCTTCCTATTCAATGCTTATTTATTCGCCTGATGGCGGAGCGTCTTCCACTCAATCTTTTACTGGCGTGACCATTGGAAACAATCGTGCAAGCATTGCTGGCAATACTAGTGCCTTCCAAAACTACGTGGGTAAGCTTTTTGTAATTGGCACAGTCGTTAATAACAAGCGCATTTTCCGAGTGACGGAAGTGCAGATGGATGAAGAAGGAGAAGTGACCATACGTGGCGTGCATCATGCCACTGATGCCAATGGCCTATCAATGATTTCTCGTGGCATTGCCGAGAACGTGTCTGGACTTTTCTTAATTGATGGACGACCAGAATAGACTATGTATAGAATGTAATTATTACTGATCAAAGACCATGGCATTTTATACGGGGCGCTCTGGAAGCTTGTCCTTCGGCACGACGGATAGCACTGCCCCGTCTAGCTCGTTGACGGCACCATCAAACGTGCGTGAAGTGGCAAAAATTCGTGACTGGTCATTAGATACAACTGTTGAATTGATCTCTACTAATTCCATTGACAGTGGTGTTAATACGTTTACTCCCGGCATTAAAGGAGCCACTGGTAGCGCCACATTAATTTACTATCGTTTGGAGGGCAATGAAACTAATACAAAATGGTCGTTTGTTAATTTGCTGACCAATAGCATTATGAAGACTGGCAATATTACAGAAGCTGATCGTTTGTTTTTTGAATTAAACACGGGGGGAGACGGGTCTGATGATATTAAGTTTTGGGGCTACATCACTTCTGCTGGTGTAGCAGTATCTACGGGCGAACTTTCTACTGTTCCCATTCAATTTACAATGGATGGTGATTTCGTGGAAGTGCTGAGCTAATTTTGTGACTTTTTTTGCTGGCCATACTGGTTATATTCGCTTGCGGAGAAATTCGCAGGTGGTGTCATTCACGAGCGAAATTAGTGCTAGCGACGTTAATACTGTTTTAAATAGGCTTGGCTTTCGTGGAAGCTTGGAAAACTTGCTTACTGGTGATCGCATTGTCATTTCGACGGCTGATTCTCGTAAGTTATTGTGCTTCCCAGCATCAACATGGCCCAACGTGTTGCAAGTGCAAGAATCACTGGCTGCCTATGTCAACGTAAATTTATACGGCGGCCTTAGGTTTTTTCGCACTTTTGAGGATGCAGTAAATAACAACAGGGCTGGCGAATTGCCATTGGAAGTTTTTGTTGGCGATCCACTGCCTATCACGGTTGAAATTGAAGACACCAATTTTGAAACCTTAGGAAGCGTTACCAATTTTGAATTTCAAACCGAGCGTGAGGCCATTGAAACTACATCACTTAGCGATAAATTTAGGCAACAATATAGCGCTGGTCTGATTAGCGGAAGCGGGAGTATTGATGCATTGTTCAATATTAACAGCATCGCTCAACAAGAAAATTCTTTGTTGCTATTGCAGCTCATCCAAAGGGTGGAAATTGGAAGTGGCTTCAAGGCTGAACTATTTCTCACTAATGAACTGGTGCATGGAAGCGATCTGGATGTGTTTTATTCTTTCGATGCAGTGATAACAAGAGCTGGCGTAGAGGTGGGAGCCGATGCGATTATTAATGTTTCCATGGACTTCCTATCCACTGGAGAAATTCAATTGAAAGTGGGCAAAGCTGAAAGCGAACTGCGCCTGCAAGATGGTGGTCGCATTCTGCTTAACGAGTTTGACGTGGATAGT